TAATACCATTAGCAGCTATTGTTTTTTGGCTAAGTTGTCCGTCAGGTAAGATAACTGTTAATTTGCCTACTAATCCAGTATTTAAATTTGGTAAATCAGTTATATTATCAATACCAATAACACTATTCACACCACTTGTAGCAACTGATGTTATTTGACCACCCCTTCTTACTCCTGATTTTACCTCATCTTGTATTTCAATAATTTGACCTGGTGTTATTAAAGCTCCAGCTTGAATAGTGGTTGTAAATGAAACAACATCTGTTTCAGTAGCAAGAGTTGTTAAAAACCATTTACCAAGTCTTCTAGCTTGGTGTCTTGAGGTAACACCAAAACTATTAATATTTTTAATAATTGCACCGTACTTTAGTAGTGCTTCATTATCAATTACTTGCTCATAAGCTGCATCTCTTAATTCAATGTCAAAATATTTAACAACTATTACAGTTGCTCTAGTTTTAGAACTACTACCAGAATATGAAAAACCCTCTGGAGTTACATTTGCATTTGTAAATTGAAACGATGGATCTAACCCTGCTTTATCTTGTATAAGACTAAAACTTCCAGACATATATAAAGGCATCGCTCTAAAAACAGAACAAAGACTATTAACTACTTTGAAAACATCTTGTCTTGTTTGAATATTTACATTTAAACTAAATCTTGGCTCTCTAATCGTTTGAATTACACCATTAGCTAACCTGTCTTGAAATTCAACTTCTTCTGATGAATATACGGACGCTGCGTAAAAGCTATAAACATCTAACTCGTTAGCACTTATAAAATCTCCACAACCGTATCTTTGACTCGTTAAAAGATCAAATAAACACCAGGCAGGATCTGTAGTCCATTGTGCTGCTCCAAGTGTTCCGTTAAAAACGTAATTATTAGGGTAAATTATTCTACCGTTATTTGAATCAACAGTTACCCCATTTGGAATTTTTACTTTTATACCTTTTATTAAATAACTTCTTTTTGGTACTGAATTAAACTGTTCTGCATTTATTCTTAACCCTACTAAAGCACAATCTGGATAATTAAATCTTCTTCCAAAAGTAACTGTGCCTGATGCATTTAAAGTTTGTGTATGTTGAGCAGTGAAACTTGTAGCTGAAACAACAGATGCAACAACCATTCTTCTATTAACTGTATCACCACTAAACTCACAACCTATACTGTCTCCGACCTCTAAATTATGATTAGCAGTTGTAGTAAATGTTATTAAAGTTCCAGCCCCACCTGACCCATTATTATGTGTGTAATTACCAGATTGATTCGATCCTTGCTGTTTAATCAACGTATGTGATGTAACAAAAAATCTACTTGTGTGACTAATAAAAGTATCAGAATTTGCCTTACCGTCTTCATCGTTTCCATTCATAAAGGCTGTATCGTCATCAGAAGTTCTTTTTAATTTAAATCGAACAGGAAACTGTGTATCAGCTAAATCAGTAATAGTAAATTCGTATTGTTTTTGATATAGATCAGCAGTTCTTCCTTTTATAGTTTGTTCTCCAAGAATATTTGTAAAAGCTCCATTAGCTAAACTTCTTTGAAATTGATACTTAAATTCTGTACCCAAAGTATCTCCATTATTTTTAATTTTTTGTAAGGTTGGAACACTAATTAAAAAAATAACAGAATCTACACTTGGATCGCTAATAGTAAATGTTTGTCCAGTACTATCAATTTCAACACCGCTTTGAGGGTTGCTAATTATATTTGCTGCTTCGACAAAACCATCTAAAACTGTTTGATTCGGGGTTCCATTTTTAGTTTTTATAATTACGTCATCAAAATTAGCAGAACCATCATTATTTTCTAAAGGGGTGTTATCTAAAAAAATTGATTTATTTCCATCAACTAAACCTTCGATTTCGCCTTCACTAATAAGATCAACAATACGACCAAAAGATCTGCTATTTAAAGAATCTGGATCTGTAGATGGTGTTCGTGAGCCACCGCCACCGCCTTTACCTCCTCCACCAGAACCAGCAATAAATTTATTAATCATGTTTATGCCTCTATATCGACAGTTCTAATTTTTGTAGAAATTGGAATTGAGCCGACCAAAGTTTTTCCATATACAATCGGAATTGCAGTTCCACTTCTGGCAGTTTGTTGCACTCCACTAAATGAAAAAGATTTTATAGGATCAGCTTCATCATCAGGTAATTCTGGTGTTGGAGTAAGTAAACCAGCAACACCGCTAATTACTAATAATAATCCAAGTTTCCCAGCCAAAGCAGAAATACTAAAATTTGTAGCACCGAAAGTCATTCCAGCACCACTCATTACACCCTTGCTTAAAATTCCAGCACCTCCAGTTACAAAAGCAAAACCAATTAATGCTATTCCAGCTAATATTTTTCCAATATTTCCAGCACCAGCTACAACAGGTATTATTTTTATTTCTAAACCACCACTAGGAAAATCTAATAAACCTTCATCTATATTATGTTCACCCATGTACACTTGGTAATATTGATTAGACATATGTTTTTCTAATCCCGCAAAATTTGCTTTTAAAAAACGTACTGCATCTATAGGTGTATTTATAACAGCTTCAAATTCGTTATTACCACCACAAAAATCTGCAAGCTCTCCATAAACTTTTAACTTACTTAACATACCGCAACCTCTTTCCAGTACATTTTACAAGCCATTCGCCATAAAAATCTTTTGAACTTAGTCTACCTTCTATATGATGTAAAACCATCTGTTGTGGCAATAAAAATATACCAACATGATTTAAACCTGTACTATTAATTGCAAATAATAAACTGTCATTATGTTTTAGTTCTTCATCTGGTTCTAATTCTCTAAATCCTGTATCTTTGAAACATTTATCAAAATAGGGATTTAATCTAAAACTTTCTGGATCAGTAGGTCTTTCCCAATCTCTTAATTTTATTCCAACAGATTCATAATAATCTTTTACAAGTGTCCAACAATCATGCACCCCAAAAGCATAATGTCTACCAATTAGAGGAGCTTTATAACCTGTGGGTTCAAACTCATGCCATTGACCTAATGCAACTGCATATATATACCAAACTTTCTTTGAATTTTCGCAAGCAGTTAAATCAGCAGAACTAGGAAATGGAGTTTGATATGGATGCGAATGAAAAACACCAACAATAGTTCCAGAGTCCTCTGCATCTGCATAATTTATAGGATCAATAATAAAATGATCATATGGATTTACTGCTACATTTTTACATCTTATATATCTTTTACGACCTTTAATAATTACTACTAAACCACAAACTTCAGAAGGAAACATATCTTCTGCGTGTTTTTGTGCTTCTATTCTCCAATTACTCATGAAAAGCTCCAATACCAGGAAATTGCCTAGGTAAAACTTGTCTTTTAGGTAACTTAACACCTGGTAAATCCCAAGCTTGTGCTAGTTCAAATTCTACAATTTCTCTATTTTCTGTAGATTTTCTAACAATAAAATAAACTTCGTTTCTACTTGTTGCACTTGAATTAGCAGTTGATTCTCCATTAAGAAACATTGCTGCTGTTCTTATTCTTGTAACTTTTGCATTTAACAAATCATTACCAAGAGTTACTTTATTAACTTCAATAAGAATAGTAGAGACAGTTGACAATAAATTACTAATACGAAGAATAGGTCTTGCTTGTGCATCATTTTGTCCGCTCTTATAATCAAAACCTTCTGCTTCTATTGGCATAGGTGTATAGGTTTTTGATCCAAATCCTATAGATCCAGCACCAGCAGCGGTCATTCCAGAATGCCAACAATAAGTTGTTATAACGCTATCAGGATTTCCTGTCGCATAATGAAGACCTTCGACAAGTTCTAACTCAAACAATTCAATAATTGCACTTGGATCAGGTTTTTGTACCTCACTTATATAACTACCTGTCATGGTTCAAATACTTCTCGAAATTCTAATTCAATATCATTTAAATCATGTGAAACCATTGTTACTGTGGGATTTTCACAAACCCATTTACCTGTAGAGCCAAATGGAGGAGTCCAACTAAAAGATTTTGCACCATTATTTCCTTTATTTGGATCTGATAAAAAATTCAAAATATTTGTAGTAACTGTATCTGATCTGTTTAAAAAAGATAAAGAAAAAGTTCTTCTTGTTGCATTAATACCTTTCTGCAAGCGTTGCTCATAGCCATCTCCTAAAGCTACCCGAATTAAATTATTTTCAACTGTTAATTGAGGAGAATAACTTGGTGATACATCAGAACCAACACCAGAAGAATCAAAAGTAGCCATTATGTATAAAGAATACCACCTGGTCGTTTTTGTTTGATTAGTTCTGCTTCTATAGCAGTTCCTATCAATTTGCCAAGTTGATTTGCTTTCATTGTATTACCTTGTGCCGATGTGCCACCAGCATCAACAGAAACATTTACAACATTACCTCCACTTCCTGACGACTCAACTCCTAACTTTCCCTGCTTGGTGCGCTTCAGCGGAAGGATCGCTTCAGACCCGGCCTCGCCCATCAAGCCAATGCCGTTCTTAAAAGGAAAAATAGTGGGAGAATGGACAACGCCCCCTCGTGCAAATTTTTGTATTCCATTTCTGCCATATACATTTCCCATTGCGTTGGTAAAGTTTGCCATCGTAACTTCACCACCTGTTGCTGCTGATGCTGTTCCTCCACTAACAACACCTCCATCTCCAAAACCAAATGCACTTAATAATGGTTTTAATAATGCTTGCCTTACAATTATTCTTGCCATGTCTGCAAGAATTGATCTAGTAAAATCAGCAAAATTTAATTTTCCTGTCATTACAAAATTAACAATTGCATCTTCCATATTTTTGAATGCTTTACTGACAACTGCTCTTACTTCTTCAGAACCTTTTTTAATACTATTAAAATAATCTTGTATACCCTGACCAATTCCAGTTGGACTTGGAGAAGGCTCTTTATCAAATATTCTAGAAGGATCTTCACTACCGTCAGCCTGACCTAAATACTCATAGGTAACAGGATGAAATAACATACCATTCATTTCTACTGGTTTCATATTTCCAGCTAAAATTGCATCTCTTCTTTTTTTATCTGCAAGTAATTTATCAAGATTTTCATCTTGCGCTGCTTTAGCTTTTTCATATTCTTCTCTCATAATATTTACAGCACCTTTTCCAGAAATCATAACCGTGCGAAGTTGCATATTTCCGTCAACGTCAGGCACAAATTGTTGGATTGGCACTTCTCTACCTTGTGCTGCTTTACGCAAGTTATCAAAAGCTTTATCTGTTTGTTTTTGCAGTTTTGAAATATCTTGTGTTCTTTTTGCAATACTTCTAGTCAAACCTTTTGCAAGTTCAATTTGAACAACATTAGTAACTTTATTAATAGCTTTTACAGATTTTTCTGCCATTTTTTGAAACATTGCACCAATTTCCGATATAGGTTCGCCTAAATTATCTTTTAATTCAGAAATAGCAGTTTGTAATCGATCTCCAGCAGCGGCTGGACTTGCAGCAAGAACTTCTGCATTTTCACCATATGGGCTAAATAATTTCTCTGCAAACTTCATAAAGTCATCTAGCGTAACCTTACCTTGCTCTAATGCTTTATCTAATTCTGCGGGTGTCTTATCCATAGACTCCGCAAATAAAGTAAACGCACCGGGTAATCTTTCACCCAGCTGTTGTCTCAATTCTTCTGCGCTTACTTTGCCTTTTGAAAACACCTGGCTAGTTGCTCGCATTGCCGCTTTCATGTCCTCAAGGTTTCCACCAGTACCTCTAATACCAGCAGCAATTGCTTTAAATACTTTTTCTGCATCTTTAGTTTCTTTTCCAGCACCTTTAACTGATGCAGTTAATGAAGTGAATTGTCGAACTATTACGTCTTGTGGAATTGCTAATTTTTTACTCGTTTGAGCTAAAAATTGCTGTGACTTAATATAT